CCGATGGCCGGCGGTTCGTCGCCGCCGGCGCGATATCGGGAGCCACGGAGTTTGCCCGCCAGGTTCTCGAATCGCACGACGCCGGCTTTCCCTGGCAGGCATCCATCAGCGCGATGCCCGACGACGGACACCTCACCGAACTGGCTGCCGGTCAATCTCTGGAGGTCAACGGCCGGACGATCAAGGGCCCGGCTATCATCGCGCACAAAAGCACTCTACGTCACATCGCGTTCGTTCCCGAAGGGGCGGACGACACAACGCATGTTTCCATCGCGGCTGAGGCCGCACAGTTTCCCAAGAAGGAGTGTGATATGGAATTTACGAAATGGGTACAGGCTCTCGGCTTCGAGATGTCCGCTCTGACCGATGCACAGGTGGCGGCTCTGAAAACGAAATATGAGGCCGAGGTGCAAGCGGCCGCGAAGAAGAGCGACGGCAAGCCGGGCGAAGCCGGTGGACACGCGCAGCCTACCGGGGCGCCGAAGCCGACGTTTGACTTGTCGGCCGTCGTGCTGTCGCATGAAAAGTACCTGGCGGCGATCCAGGCCGAGACCGCCGCCTACACCGGCAAGATCGAGGCCGGCAAGCTCAACGGCCTCGCCCACGATGCCGGCCTGAAGGCAGCCGAACTGAAGGCTAAGGCGCTCAGCGAGGAGTGGCCGGCGACGCGGCTGGAGATCGAGGCGATCAAGGCGCACAGCGAGTATAAGGTGGCGTTGATCCAGGCCGCGCGGCCGGAAGGTCCGGCGATCCACGCCAGCAGCCGCGACATGGTCCCGGGCGTTGTCGAGTGTGCAATCGCACGGACGGCCGGCCTGCGCGAGCCGGAAAAGCACTACAAGCCGGAGATCATGGAGGCGGCCGACAAGTTCCGCGCGTTGGGTATCCAGGAAACGCTCCTGATGTTCGCCGCGCAGAACGGCTACCACGGTCGGGCGAAGATCACCGAAGGCAACCTCCGCGAAGTGCTGATGGCCGCCTTCCCGGCCAGGCCGATCAGCGCCGCGCCTTCGGCGCACACGGTCACCACGCTGCTGACCAGCGCGGGCAACAAGTTCCTGCTCGAAGGGTTCAACCAGGTGCCGCAGACCTGGCGCGAGGTCGGCACGACCCGCAATGTGACCGACTTCAAACAGGTGACCGCCTACCGCCTGACGACCGGCATGGAGTACGAGGAGCTGCCCAACGGCGGCGAGATCAAGCACGGCACGGCCGGGCAAGAGTCGTACACTTTCCAGGCCAAGACCTACGCGAAGATGTTTGGGCTGACACGCCAAGACATCATCAACGACGACCTCGGAGCGTTTGACGATCTCCGCAGCCGGTTGGGCATGGGCGCGGTCATCGCGATGAACAAGCGGTTCTGGACCGTCTGGCTGGCTGCCGTCAACGCGGGCACGTTCTGGACGACCGCCAGAGGCAACAAGCAGGAGGGCGCGGCCACGGCGCTGGGCGAGACCAGCTTGAACACGGCCGTCAAGCTGTTCCGCGACATGACCGGCCCGGACGGCAATCTGATCGGCCTGGAGCCGGACCGGATGCTTGTGCCGAGCGCCTTGGAGGCGACGGCGCGGAAGCTCTACGTCTCGCAGGAAATGCGAGACACGACCGCGTCGACGAAGACCATGACCAGCAATATCTATTTCAACCGGTTCCGTCCGGTCATTGTGCCCGAACTGGGCAACAGCAACTACACCGGCTACTCGGCGACCGGCTGGTGGCTGGCGGCCAACCCGGCGATTCTCGCCTCGGCCGCGATGTGCTTCCTGAACGGCCAGCAGACTCCGACCATCGAGAGTAGCGACGCCGATTTCAACACGCTTGGGATCGACTTCCGCGGCTACCACGACTTTGGCGTCTCGATGACCGAGTACCGCGCGAGCGTCTTGAGCGACGGCACCAACTAGTCGCTCCTAGCACCAATTACCCCAAACACAAGGACTGAACGATGACCGCGATTTTCAAACACGGCTCGCCGTTGATGGTCGACCACACTCCGTCGGCCGCCGTGGCCGCTCGCGAGGTGGTCGAAATGGGCACCTACAACCTGGTCGCTCACTCGGCGATTGCCGCTGCCGCCAAGGGGGCACTTGCCGCCGGCGGCGGCGTCTACGAGATGATTGCCGGCGAGCAACTGACCGCCGGCGAGAAGGTCTTCTATGACCACGACCACGCGACGTTATCGGGGCGCGTCCACAGCGACGACTCCGGCACGGCGTCGCAGCCGCACTTCGGCTACACGCTGGAGGCCGCATCGGCGGCAGCCGCGACCGTGCTGTGCGTCCACGATCCGGACGGCTCGGTGAGTACCGGCGCCGGCGGTTAGTGGGTAGTCGGTTAGATCGCGCTGGAACATAGGGAGCGGCAGCCATGCGAGACGTGCTCAAGCGAGGAACCGACTGGCTCGGCCGCAAACTGCGCGACCATGCCTCGCACATGGTGGTCTATGTGCGAGGCGTGCAGAGCGTCCCGCTCCTGGCGGTTCCGGCGCAGAGCGAGTTGGAGCAATCGGAGGCGGGCGGCCTGCGGGTCGCCCACTCCGACCAGGACTGGCTCCTGAAAGCCAGCGACCTAGTGCTTGGCGGCTTGCACTCGCTACCGGCGGCCGGCGATCGAATCGAAGACCGACTCGACGACGGCACGCTCGCCATTTACGAGGTAATGCAGCCGGACGGCAACAGCTTGCCCTACCGGCTGATGGACAGCTACGGGTCGATGATCCGGGTCCACTCGCGGCGGGTGAGCACGCAATGAGCACACATACGGACATAGCCGACGCGGTGGTCGCGGCGATCAACGACGCGGAACTCGGCGAATTCACCGCTGAGCGGAAGATGCGGGCGCAAGTTACGCGTGAGCAAGCGGAAGCGGGCATCATCGTCCAGGTTATCCCGCGTAGGGTCGTATCGTCACACGTCGACCGGCGGCACACGCAGGAGCTGTACACGATCGATGTGGGCATCGTTCGGGCCGTCGACCCCGACGACCTGACCGCCTGCGGCGTGCTGGACGACCTGACCGAGAGCATCAAGCACCTGCTGGAGTTACAGCGGCTCGACGGATACCCGGCGGCTGTCTGGCAGGAGACGGAGTACCTGATCGGCGCGGGTTATTCGGAAGAGCACCTCGATACGCAGCGGACGTTTTTGGCGGTGTTGCGGCTCGTATTTCTGGTGTCGAACTGAGGCATGGTTATGGCGATCGGATACCGAGTGCCTGCAACGCGACTGTTTTTCGATCGTGCCGAAGTGCAACGCGCGGTCGATCCGGCGACTCGCAAGGTCTTCTCAAGGTTTGGGGCCTACGTGCGCAATACGGCGCGCCGCAGCATCCGCAAGCGGCGAAAGGCGAGCAGCCCCGGACGGCCACCGAGCAGCCACCGGGGCGACCTCAAGCGAAAGATCATGTTTGCCTACGAGCCCGACCGGAAGACGGTTGTGGTCGGCCCCGAGGACTTACCGGCGAAAAAAGGCGAGACGCCGGAGACGTTGGAGTACGGCGGCTGGGTGAAAACGACCAACACGAGGCGAACGAAACGACGTGTCGGCGACGCCGCGGAGATACGCATTGGCGGCCGGCAGTCGGTGAGCACGAAGGCCATGCAGGACTGGCAAGGCCGGCGGCGGCGAGTCACTTACGCACGGCTGCGAACGGAGGAACAGGCGAGGCGCGCGAACCAACTCAACGAGCAACTGTACGGGCCGACGACTCTGGCGGGGGCGGTCGAGCCTCGGCCCTACATGCACCCCGCCTACGACTCACAAAAACCAGCATTGGAAGGCATGTGGCGAGACGCCATCACTAATTAGCGAAAGGACAAAACCATGGCAACCGGCGACGTGATTGTTGGACTCGATGGGAAGCTGCTCTACGGTACGGCCGGGAGCACGGCAACCACCGAGATCGTCAACGCCGCGGCTGTGACGCTCAACCTCGGCACCGTCGAGGTGGACACCACCCGTAGAGGCTCGACGTGGGAAACCGGCAAGCCGGTCCTCAATAATGCCGAGATCACATTCACGCTACAGAAGCGCGAAGGCGATGCGGCGAGGTCGGCACTGATGACCGCGTTTTTGAACCGGACGCGAATCGCGCTGTACGGCCGCGAGCTGGCCACAGGTGCCGGCTTGAACGCCGATTTCTACATCACCGGCTTCAACGACTCGCAACCGCTCAAGGACAAGCAGACCATCGAGGTCACCGCGAAGCTCACCGACGAGCTGCGGGCGCCGGTCTGGGCGTGACGCCCGTACTAGACGGGCCGTCGGTGGCGATACGATTTGCATGAAAGGAACGAACGCATGGCTCTTTCGGGTAGTTACAACGTGATTATCGACGCCGGAGGCGTCAGTATTGCCGGCGCGGCCGTTGCCGTCAGTGGCGATACTGCGGTACCGCCTGTCAGCGAGACACTGACCGCCGGCACCGCCGTGGCAACCTGGGTGCAGACCGACGGCGATACCGGCACTGCGACGCTGGCCGAAGGCCACGGCCTGACCAGCGGCACCTACGATGTCTATTGGTCCGGCGGCGTCCAGTACGGATGTACCGGGACCGTGA